GACGCATATCAGACACTCGATGGAAAAGTATTTAAGCACATCGATGACACATGGACATTCGATGTCGAAATGCTCGCCGACTGGGGCGCAACAGGATCACTCTGCGAAGCTCTTTGGACAGCTACAGAAACAGCACCGAACACAGCTCTAGCGGCATCACTTACAGCTGCAACCGGAGCGGTCTTCGCATTCAACGTCTTGCCGGTATATCCAGCTGCCGGCGGTGCAGCACCAAGCGCACAGACAGTCTCGCTATCATTCACAGTGATCGCAACACCAACAGAAACATTCTCATAAAAAGGAGTCGGGAGCATGAAATTACCAATCACAATTCAATATCAAAACGGCGAGGAATCTACTTTCACAGCCGCTCCGCCGGAGTGGATGAAGTGGGAGCAGAAGACAGGTAACACCATAAGCCAAGCGCAAGACAAGATCGGAGTCGCAGATCTTCTCTTTCTGGCATATCACGCCATGAAGCGCGAAGCAGCTGGCAAGCCGGTCAAGCCGTTCGAAGCATGGGCAGAAGGCGTCTCGGACATCCAAGTCGGTGAGGCTAGCCCAAAAGCTACAGCGTCGGAAGTCTAAATCGATTGCTCTGGGAACTGGCCATCGCGACAGGTCAGTCTCGGAGCGAATTCGAAACAGCTGAAGACGTACACACGGCAATCGAGATTCTGGAGAAAAGAAATGGCAACAGCTAGCGGACAGGGTCGTGTGACGATCCAAGTCGAGCCGTATCAGCTAAAGCAACTATTTCAGCTTCTTTCAGCTTTGCCAAAAGATTCGCAGAATGAAATTCGTGATCAAGCGCAGATGATGTCAAAGCGTCTGGCTGGTCAGCTTCTTATGTATTCGCACGGTGCTCCAGCTCCACAGACTCGTCTCGTGGCACAGACAATCTCAACGCCACGCGATCGACTTATTCGCGTCGATATTGGTGGATCTAAAAAGGTCGGTCGTAAATGGGGCGGCGAGACTTCAAAGAATGGAAAGAGTAAAGTGCGCCAGCAACAAGCTCCAGCCGGAGCTCTTCTATGGGGCACAGAATTCGGCGGCCATGCTGGCGTCGATTCGATTGGTCGTAAATTTACAAACCGATTCAAAGCTGCTCCAAAAAAGGGCGGTTACTGGATCAATCCGGCCGTGGAGTATTACACGCCAATAGTCGCGAAAGAATACATCCAACTCATTCAAGACGTTGTGAAGAGAGTGGGTCTTAACTAATGGCCGGAATTCCAAAAGTCAAAGTCACGTTCGATGCGGATCTCGATGAATTAAAAAAGGGAGTCAAAAGCGCGACCGGTGAAGTCCAGAGCTTCGGCGATCGTGTTGGAGACTTCGGAAAAAAAGCAGCTCTGGCATTCGCAGTCGCCGGAGCGGCCGTCACTGCATTCGCCGTCTCAGCCGTCAAAGCTGCCGCACAGGATCAAGCTGCACAACAAAAGCTCGCAGATACAATTAAAGCGACCACCGATGCAACAGCTCAACAGATTGCCGGTATAGATCGCTACATCACAAAGACATCCATCGCCGCTTCTGTAACCGACGATCAGATTCGTCCGGCTCTGGCGAGATTGGCCAGAAGTACCGGCGACGTTCAAGAGTCACAGGATCTCTTAGCTCTTGCGCTTGACCTAAGTGCGGCAAGCGGTAAATCGCTCGAAGTAACTTCTAACGCACTTGCAAAAGCCAACGAGGGATCTAATACAGCTTTGAAGAAGCTCGGTCTCGGTCTAGATGATAACTATCTGAAGACTGCGTCGAATGACCAGATAGTCAAAGATCTCACAGCTACTTACGGCAATTTTTCAGAAAATCAAGCCAAGACAGCCGAAGCTCGATTCAGATCGATGTCAATTGCAATCGATGAATCGAAAGAAGCTATTGGAGCGGCTCTATTACCGGTAGCCGAAAAGCTTGCCACTTTCGTACTAGAGACTCTTATTCCGGCAATTGACGGATTTATTGGCGGCTTGACTGGGAACGAAGGATTGAAATCAAGTCTTACCGAATCACAAAAAAATATGTACGAATGGGGCGAGAGAGTCAGAGGCCTAATTAGGACAATCGTCGAATTCAAAGATGAGCTACTCGTGGTTGGTGGAGTAATTGCCGCCGTCTTCGTAGCTTCAAAGATTTCAGCTGGAGTCACTGCAACCATCGCTCTCATTAAAAGTCTTATCGTGGCATACAACGCTCTCAAAGCTTCATCGATTGTCGCTGGCGTAGCTTCAGCATTCGCTTTAAATCCGCTTCTTGGAGTCGGAGCTGTAGCTCTCGCAGCTGGCGTCTTGGCTGGAGCTAATGCTCTGGCTAACTCTTCAGACACTTCAACCGATTTCGGCGGCGGTGGGATGAATCCAATTCAGTCCGGCACATATCTCAGCGGATCAGCTGGCGGCGGTGGTGGGGTTGGTGGTGGTGGATTCGGCGGTGGCGGTGGCGGCGGTACTGGCGGCGGTGGATCTAGCGTCATGACTCCAAGCGGTGCGACTAGCTTGCAAAATCTTGTCAGCCGCTTGACAGGCATTTCAGATAAATTCACAGAATTACAATTCTTAATCAATACTGGCGGAATAAGTAAAAGCGCAGGAAGATCGCAGCTTAGTGCTCTCACAAAAGAATTTAACGTGCTACAGAGTCAAGCTGAAGCTCTAGGAGCTACTCCAGCCGGAGCATCATTCGATGTGGGCTCATTCCGCCGCGGAGAAGCTGCCACGATGGTCACGATCAATATGGGCGTGGTAGGCGATCCAGAGGGCGCAGCGCGCGCGGTTGAACAGGTATTCCAAGACTCGCTCGCTCGTGGCGGTATCAGCTCCACAGTGGGAGCTTACGACCGATGACACAGTGGTCTCCGGTCTGGTCGGTCACGATCGGTGGCGTCGATTACACCAACATAACACTCTCAAATCTTTCAATTACATCCGGTCGTACTGACTTTTACGTCCAGCCAGCTGCCGGATACTGCTCGGTCGAAATTATCAATCTTGACGAGAATGTGACTATCACTGCCGATCTTAACGATCAGATAACAATTCAGGTCAAAGATTCATCCGGTACTTTCGTGCCAATCTTCGGCGGCTTCGTCACCGATATATCGCAGACAGTCAAAAGCGCAGGATCAGTCATGATTACGCAATCATTCAAAATCATCGCTATGGGAGCTCTGGCCAAGCTTGCGAAGATTCTGGTCGATGGAGTCTTGGCCAAGGATTTCGATGGCGATCAGATATATGACATCTTAGAACCGCTTCTTTTCGGATCATGGGATGAAGTGCCGCCAGCTCTCACATGGGCGTCTTATGATCCAACTACTCAATGGCTCGATGCGCAAAATACTGGACTCGGTGAGATAGATCAGCCAGGTGATTACGAGTTAGCAGCTCGATCATCATCACGCGCCACAGCTCTGAATATCGTCTCCGGTCTTGCCACATCTGGACTCGGTTATCTTTACGAAGATGGCCAAGGCCGAATCTGCTATGCAGACAGCACACATCGAAGCCAATATCTCGCAGCTAATGGATTCACTGATCTCTCAGCTAATGACGCGCTCGCCAATGGAATCTCGGTTGCACGACGCACTGGCGATCTTCGCAATTCGGTGACGATTAAATATAACGCAACATCTTCAGCAGAAGTCTCAGCCAGCGACGCGACATCGATTGCGACCTATGGCCAACAGGGCTATATCGTCACGACGACTCTTCACAATTCAGCCGATGCCACAGCGCAAGCGAATTTTTATCTCGGACTCCGAGCCTATCCGTCCGACATATTCCGGACTCTTAACTATGAGCTGACAAATTCAGAGCTCACAGACATCGATCGCGATGATCTTCTGGGAATCTTCATGGGCTTACCGGTGAACATCACAGACTTACCGGCCAACATGATTAGCGGATCATTCCAAGGATTCGTCGAAGGCTGGACATTCTCGTCTTCATATAATCGACTAGCTTTGACCGTCAATCTGTCTCCGGTGGCTTACAGCTTGCAAGCGATGAAGTGGCTGAATGTGCCAATCGTAGAGACATGGCAAACAATATCACCGACTTTAACGTGGGAAAATGCGACAATAGTCGCCTAGACATAAGGAGAAAAAATGGCAACGACTACGAACTATGGCTGGAGCACTCCAGACGACACAGCTCTAGTCTCACAAGGCGCAGCGGCGATTCGCACACTCGGATCATCGGTGGACACAACCGTGAAAGCGTTGTCTCCGGGAACGACCGCCGGTGACGTAGATTATTACACATCCACAACAGCGAAAGCTCGTCTTGGTATTGGATCATCTGGACAAGTATTGACAGTCTCAGGCGGCGTTCCTGCATGGGCAACATCTTCAAGCGGTGGAATGACTTTACTAAGCACTACAACATTAAGCGGAGCAACAGTCACAATTTCAAGCATTTCACAATCATACAATTCTCTAATGCTGGTGATGTACGGAGTAACCGCCGCAGGAAATGGACTTATGAAAGTTCTTCCAAACGCAAATGCAACAGGAGCAACTTTTGTAAACATTTCTTGTAATGCTACAACTATAAGTACAACTGCTAGAAATGGTGATTTTATTAGATTAGGTGACACTGGTTGGGATGGAACAAACTCAAATAATGCAACCACGATGATTTTTAACAATTACACATCTAGCACAAATTACAAGCCATTTATTTCTTATGGTTATGCAAGAAATTCTTCAGGAGCGGATAGTGCGTGGAATCTTGCTGGTGGCTTTGTTTCAAATACTGCAATTTCATCACTTCAATTCTCACAGGCTGGCGGCAATTTATCCGCTGGAACAGTTCTACTTTACGGAGTTAAATAATGACTAAAACATCGACACGTCCAATGGTAAGAATTCACGATGCTGAAACTGATGAAGTAATTGACCGTGAAATGAACGATGCGGAGTTTGCTCAATACGAAGCAAATCAAGCAGTCGAAGCAGAACGACAAGCAGCGGAAGCTCAAAAGTCCGCGGATCGTGCAGCACTTCTCGCACAGTTAGGCATCACGGAAGAACAAGCGAAGCTTCTACTCGGATGACGTATCCAATTGGCACAGCTGCTCGATTCGTTGAAATAGCGTTGGCAGAAGTCGGCACGATTGAAGAAGGCGACAATCTGACCAAGTACGGAAAATTCATGAAAGCCGATGGCTTGCCATGGTGCGGATCATTCGTCAATTGGTGCGCTGATCAAGCTGGCATCAAGATTCCGACGATGGTCTCAACAGCTGCCGGTGCTAATAAGATGAAGGATCTAGGCCGCTGGATTGAGACAAAGCCACAGGTCGGAGATTTATGCTTCATGGACTTTCCGCATGATGGCATCGACAGGATCTCACACATTGGAATCGTGGCCAAGATTGAAAAAGGATTCGTGGTCTGCATCGAGGGCAACACGTCCGGCTCTGGCGATCAGCGGAATGGCGGAATGGTCATGATCAAGAGAAGAGCAATTGGAAAAGAAGTGGTCGGATTCGGTCGGCCTAAGCTTGTCGCTTATTCGGGAGAATATCCAGCTGTGGAGATTCACACAGAAGCTCCCAAGAAAGGCAAGACAAAATGAAACAGATCCAATCAATTGCAGCATCGTGGCTTCGCTCATTCTTAGCCGCATCATTGGCCGTCTACATGGCCGGACAGACAGATCCGAAGACGATTGGCATGGCCGGCTTAGCTGCCGTGCTGCCCGTCATTCTCCGATTCTTAAATCCAGCCGACGCATCGTTCGGGATAACTAAGGGAAAGTGATCTCAAAAGCACTGACGGCAGCGATTGGAATGGGGCTCGTCCTTTCGTTGTCGTCGTGCGCCTATCAAGGATGGACACGATATGACTGTCAACTTTTCGAAAACTGGGATGCTCCAGAATGCAATCCGCCACAGTGTAAGGCGCAAGGTACGTGCACAGAAGACATCTTTGGATACAATCCACGTGAAGCCGCACCGTTACAGTAATGAGCAGCTTAAAGCTCGGCTCATTGTATTCATCGGAGTCGTGCTAGCTGCCACATTCTGCTTCTCAGTCGCCGGAATGCTATACGCGCTCATCTTCGTAACTCAGCCGCTAGGAGATCAAGCTCCTAATGACAGAGCTTTCATCGAGCTTCTTTCCACACTCACCATCTTCTTGACCGGAGCTCTGGGATCTGTGCTGGCTTCTAATGGACTTAAAGACAAGCCAAAAGCCGTGGAAGACACGCCGAAAGTCCAACGGGATTCTTGACGATGTCAGATGTATCCGTCACTCTTCTGGCAGGGAGCTGAAGCGCAGCTCTCAGATTCGGGAGCAATACAATGACAACATTCGAATTCGTGCAGATGTGGATCTGCATCATTCTGCTCATGGGGCTCATGCTCATGATTGGATATTCAATCGGACTTAAAGATGGCCAGCGTGAAGGTTATCTACGCGGCCGCGCAGTATCACGCCACATGGTAAGTAAGGAGATCTCACGATGAGTTTCTTGGATGGATATGAAGACATCGCCGCCAGAATATCGAGATTTCAAAAGACATTCGCCACAGGCCGCATCGAGACATCGATCATCGATTTCAACGCAAAAGACGGCTACATACTTGTTGAAGCTCGTGTATATCGTCAAAGCGATGACACACTGGCAGCCGGAATCGATTACGCATTCGGACACGTTTCAACATACAACGTCCAAATGAAAAAGTGGTACGTCGAAGACACGGTCAGCTCTGCAATTGGAAGATGCTTAAATCTTGTGCTCGGTGCTCTCAATCTGCCGGAAGGCGTGAGCAATACACGTCCGACTCGGCAGAATATGGAGCAAGTCGAGCACAGCGACGCAGCTCTGGCAAAAGCAGCCAACGAAGATCCGTGGGCTATCTCGCTGGATGTAGGGATACCGAACATCGGATCAGCGATTGACGCGATTACAGACAAGATCGGAGCTGAAGTCTTGGCCGAAGCTCCGCGCTGCCAACACGGTACGCGCGTGTGGCGTGAAGGCGTGAGTGCAAAGAATGGCAAAGCGTGGGCGAATTTTAGCTGCACAGAAAAAAGCAAAGCGAGCCAATGCGATCCGATCTGGTACGTCATGACAAGCGGCGGCACATGGAAACCACAGATCTAACATGGGAGCGATTGAAGTATTCAAAGCCGGTGCATGGGATTACTGCGACAAGTGCACGAAAGCCATACCTAAAAGCGAAGGCGTCATGGAGCGAATCGACGGCCAGAGCATTCTCTTCTTCTGCTATCAGTGTGCAAAATGAGACGGCTGTGCTGGCACATCTGGATCTATTGCTCGGACAAGACAGATCGACAATGGCGCGAGTGCGTCAAGTGCGGAGTGCAACGATGAAATACAAATCGACGCTAGAGATGCAACAGCTCTGCCACGTTGCAGCTTTGAAGAGATTATGTGCAACACCGGATCAAGTGATGGGATCAGAGCAGCGATACAATCGTGGACTCAATTTTCACGACAGAGTCACAGAACTAGCGCAAGCCACAGAAGCCGAATGGATTGTCGCTAATTATCTGGGATACGCATTCGATCCATTCAAAGACACGATGAAGACTGAAGCTGATGTGGGCGACAAATTCGAAGTCAAGCATACTGAAAGCGGATTTCATCTGATTATCTATCCGAATGACAGAATCACAGATGTGGCAGTGATGGTCACTGGAAAGTCTCCGGAATTTCATATCGTTGGCTGGATACCGGTAGCGATGGCCAAGCGTCCACGCTTTAAGAAAGCCACACAGGATTCATGGTGGATCAATATGCGCGATCTGCAACCAATGGAAAATCTGATAAGGAGCTCACATGGAGCAGCTGCGTTATGAGTGTCGAGTAGAAAAGAAAGTCCAGAAACACGCGATCATCGCTGAATTCAATCTCGGCGATTCTCATGTGTGCGTCCAATGCTTAGGCTGTGGCGTGATTGGCGTGATGGATCGATCGGATGCCATCAATGGCTGACTATGAATACAGCTGTGGGATGTGTGAAAAGGTCATGACAATATCTCGGCCAATCACTGATCAACTCAGTCGCGACCCATATTGTGAGAGCTGCATGATTCCAATGAAGCGCGTCTACTCTGCAACTCCGGCAATCTTCAAGGGCAAGGGATGGGGCGGATCTAAATGAAAAGATATTCACAGGCTGTGGATAACCTATGGACGACACGCCAAAAATGCGCTCGACTTATCCACAATTTACCGATGTCCTTGACTCTTATGCTACGCTGTCATCGCGTAAAGCGAGCCGCTGAGGCGGATAGCTCGCAAGCGCGAATGCAGCTAAGGCCACTCCTATGCCTATTCATAGGCCTTGCATTACAAACGACGATTCCAAGTGCGCAAGCTATAGGCACTCAGACAGATGCAGATCACTACAAGATGTATGCACACAGTCGCATCATTAACTGGACAGAGACTCGATGCTTCATAGCTCTGATCGATAGAGAGAATCGACACTGGAATCCAAAGGCCAAGAATGGATCTCATTACGGAATAGGCCAGATGCGAAATACAAAATACAGAGAGCTAGATGGATACCGTCAAATTGACTGGACGCTTCGCTATATCGAAGGACGATACTCCACTCCATGCAAAGCGTGGGCATTCTTCAAAGCTAATGGCTACCATTAAGCCATGACGATGCACAGCCAGCGCAAGTCCAACTCCACACACTGGAAGAAAATTCGATTACGAATACTTCAACGTGATGGCTATGAGTGCTACTGGTGCGGAGCGGATGCCACAACATGCGATCACGTCGTACCGGTGGCCAGAGGTGGCACGGATGAGCCAGATAATCTCGTGGCAGCTTGTAAGCGATGCAACTTCTCACGTCAGGACAAGATGCCGGACGAATTCATTCTGAGTCAAAGAGCGAAGGCTTCCAATTTTTTAGCACGCGATTCCACCGCCACTCTCTCCCGAGGTCTTCTTTCACCACCAAACGACTCGAAAAAGCATGACTAGGACTCCAGAGGACTCAAAGCGACCGTCACTGGTCGTAGTAGGCTCAGATCGGCTGCAACAGGTTGAAGAGAGAACTACAGAGACGCTCTATGGCATTCCGACGCCTAGAATTCACTCAAAGCTTCTAGATTTACCAACTCGCGGCCAAGAAGTCATTGACTTCGCAGATTCCATCGGGATCAAGATGCTGGACTGGCAGAAGTGGGTCACAATCGAAGCCGGAAAATACAAAGCCGACGGCCGGCCAGCTCATCCATTGGTCTGCGTTGTCGTAGCTCGACAGAATGGCAAGACGACTCTCATGAAGTCTCAGATCTTGGCGAATCTTTTT